AGTTCTTGAATACATGATAACCGTTGTCCCATAACCAAGTGATAGCGTAATGCTCTGCCATGTCTCCTATCCTGTTAGGCTCATGCTTCGGTTTATTATTTGTTATTTTAACTGGTTTCATTAGAAGTATTCTCCACTAATTTATATTCCCAAAGGCCACGTTGTCTTGCACCTCTAGGCCTTTTCATTACTGTGTGTGATCCATGATGAGGCTTTCTAAAATCTCTTAAGCTTGCAGAAATACTTGCTTCAGGATCGCCTGTTTTATTAGATATCTCAGAAAGAGTCACCCATTCATGAGATATCATAACAGCCCATACCCTATGCCGTTGTTTTTTTAGTCGTGTAAAATCAAACTTATGATCGTAGACTTTACCTACCCAATCTTCTTTTGTTTCAAACAAATCTTTCTGTTTCATATTAGTGAGTTTCACTCCAGTTATCTCCTATATTAAAATAAACCTTTCTAAAAAATCTTTTATCCCCTTAGCTACATAATGTTTAGGGGGCGGCCAAGTCTTAGAATAGTATGCCCATCTGCCTGTCGTGTAGTAATAAGAGCAAACCTTTTCTTGATAGTATATCCAGAACATTCTACCACCTTGCTTATATTCAAACTCTATACCTTGTTTTTCAAGATAAGCCATTACATCTTCAGCACTTTCGTTTGTAGTATGTTTAAATTTTTTCTCGCCCTTTGAGTTAGTTCTATCATAACTCCAGTTGTACGTGCTAGTGTGTTTCACTCCAGTCATCTCCTACTTTGTATTCCCCATCAAGAGGACATTTAAGTTTAAAAACCTTACCGGCTTCAATGATTGCCTCAACACCTAGCCTACCTAACTCGTCGGCTTGGTCTTCTCTTACTTCTATCTGCCACTCATCATGTACGTTAGCAACAAAGTGTGCGTCTAAATGTTTGATCTTATCATTTAGTATAACTAATGCTTGCTTCATTACAATAGCTCCTGCTCCTTGCAGCAGTGTATTGAGTGCGCTGTGTGCGCTACGTACAGGAATCTTTCTACCGTCAAGACCTTTTAAGTGGTCTCTGGTTTCTGTCGTTCTTGTAATGCTATATTTAAGAGTCGCAAATGATGGGAGATTATCAAAGAACGATCTTCGCAATCTTTCGCCAACGCTTGCGCCTCCACCAGCCACGCTTCCAAGCTTTGAATCTCCTGCTCCGTATAAGAGTGCATAGATGAAAGTCTTAGCCTGATTTCTTGATTCAAGTCCAGCAAGCTTTTGATTAGCGGTGTGTATGTCTCCGTTAATGATTTCATTTGTATAATCCTCATCGTTCATATAGTGAGCAAGCATACGAAGCTCAAGACCACTAGCATCAATGCCTACCAGTTTATAACCTTTGGGTACAGTCCAACAAGATCTACACTCTGCTCCGTACTTAGAACCTAAGTTAGGAACCTGTGCCATATTAGGATCACGATGACTCATGCGTCCTGTTATAGTTCCGTTTGGAATAACAAAGGCATGTACTCTGCTGTCATCCTCTACCTTATCAATCCACGATTTAATCTGCCCTTCTCTTTTTTGGAGAAGAAAAAACTCTTTGATGAGTTCTGCTTGAGGTATGCCTTGTATCTTGCTGAGAGTTTTCTCGTTAACAACGGGCCTACCGTGAACAGTTAATTCAGTAGGCTTCCATCCAAAGTCCTGAAGGTACTCTCCAATCTGCTTGCGAGATCCCAAGTTAAGTTCAATAGAAGTAGTTCTTGTAATATGCAAAGGAACATCATAATTCTTCTCAGAGAAAAGATTATACTCTTCTTCTGTCAATCTTACTTTAGGTTCGGCATCAGCTTCTTCATCCTTAAATTCTTTTCTTAGATTAAAAGCTGTACAAGACTCAGCAAGTTTAGAGATAGTTCCCGTCTTAGTATAGCGAGGGTATAGCTTCTGCCTTACTACCTTAGGAAGAAATACTTTCTTAGTCTCTGTTTCTACCACGCACATCCTCTCCCGTATCTCTGCAAGAAGAAGCTCTGCTTTCATTGTATTAAAATAAAAACCATGTGCTTCTTGATCTTTCATGATACCAGCAACAGCATGTTCAAGCTGTACAGAGTGAGGAGAAAAACCACGGCTTAGCTTTTTAAGAGCATAGTAAACCTGAGTGTTAAGCTCAACGTCTCTGATGCAATACTCTAACATCTCAGGAGTAAAGCACTCAAACTCTTTAAAGGCTAGTTTATTAAATCCTAGATCATGACCCCACTGATTTAAGCTGTGGCCCCCATCTCTTACAGGATTAAAAAGTCTAGATAAAACTAATGTGTCTATTAGAGTTTGATCAGTTGCAAAGTCTGGCTTGTTCATTACCTTTCTTACCACAGGTATGTCAAAGCCTATGATGTTGTGGCCTACAAGTGAGTCTGCTGAGCTTAGCAATTCGTAACCTTCTTCAAGCTGACTAGGGCCATAGCTGTATATTGTTTTAGATTCTACATCTTGAGCAACGATACACCATATCTTGGTGGCATCAAGCCCATCCGTTTCTATATCAAATACTAGTCTGCTCATTATTCAAATCCTAATACAGCTTCTTCTTCGTTGGTGTTAGAGATATCATCTGTCTCTATCTCTGCCAGCCTACCCGTATCGTTATCATAAAGCAAGTGAGTAGCGACACCTACGTCCCCGGTGTAACGAGACTTAAGTATGCGTACCCTAGTTGTAGAAGATTCTACGGGGTCAGAAGATTGCTGGTTACGCTCAAGGCTGATAACACAGTCAGACAACTGGGCGATACTCTGAGATCCTCTAAGGTGACTCAGCCCTGTCTCAACTCCATTCTCATGTCCTTTGTTACCGTCAATCCTACGGAGGTGTGATACAAGAATCAGACCCACGCCTGTCTCTTCTACCAAGGTGCGGAGCCTGTGCATGATAGCATCAATAGAGCGTCTCTCATCTCCTTCAGTGGTGGTTGATACAAGCATGTGCAAGTGGTCTAGTATAACCCATTTACATTCACATCCTATAATCATGAAGCGGAGCTTACTGAAGATAGAATCAATATCATTAGCCCCGAAGTGTGAGTGAATCCATACACGATTATTATTCTCACCATCGTACATAACGTCAAAGAACTTATCTAATTCTTCTTCGGTGTACTGCTCCCTGATACGTTCAATGTGTAGCTTGTCGTTAGCCTCAATAGAAAGTATACCGTCCACAGTTCTATTAAAGCTTTCCTCTAAAGCAATGACACCTACGTTATCGGTTGTTGTTTTAATTAGCCAGTGTTCAATCTCTCTGGTGACACTTGACTTACCTAGACCTGTACCACCAGTTAATAGAACTAGCTCACCTTGCCGCAGTCCTTCTAGCTTAGTGTTAAGACCTTCCCAAGGATAAGGGAATGACTCTACCTTGGGCCTGTTCTTATACTTTTCTCTGTTCTCGGTAACGCTTAGAACACCTGAAGGGGTATAGGTTTTAGCGTCCCAAAAGCATTGGACAAACAGCGAATGCTTGTTGTCTCTTAATAAATCGTTAGCATCCTTATAACCTTCAGGTAGCGTAGCGATCTTAGCTTTGCTAGGTCGGAGTAGTCTAGCTACCCTACGTGCAGCCTCCTTCCCTGCCTTGTCCATATCAAAAGCAATGACAACATTCTCAAAGCTTTCTAAATATTCTAGATTATCTTTGATGTCTCTCTCTGCACTGCTCGCAGATTTAATACTGACCACAGGCCACTTAGATCCTAAGAGTTCGTATGCAGCCATAGCATCACACTCTCCCTCAGTAATTGTTATATACTTTCCTCCTTCTTTAAATAAGTTCTGTCCGAATAACCCGGCCTGATTATTCAGTCCTTGCCATGAAAAACCTTTAGAGGTTACGAATCTAGTTTTACGTGCGACCACATCACTCTCACCGTAGTAAGGGTAGATGTGTTTGAACACTTCACCGTTCCCATCAAAGGTTACTTTAACTCCATATTTTTTAGCTGTTTCAAGTGAGATATCCCTATCCTTTAAAGCTGCATACTGTCCTTCTTCTGCAAAGGATAAGGGTTCGTTACCATTGTTTCTTGTATTAACTATTTCCATTGTAGATTCCGTTGGATTTTCATAGTTCCTTGTGTACTTGCCGCAGGAAAAACAGTTAGCACTCCCATCATAATTGATACAGAGTGCGTCACTGCTACCGCAAGTAGGACAAGGAAGGTGGGTTTCTTTAAACGCCATCCTCTTAGTCCTCTTCTGGTTGGTCTACCTCTTCTTCGTTAATCAGAGCCTCTTCATCAAGGTTGTCTAGCATAACGCGTTGATAGCTAGAGGCTGCTGCCTGTAACACATCAATGCGTTTGCTGAGGCTTTGAACTTCAGTCTGAATTTCAGCTAAGTAATTGAACGCATTCTTTGCAGTATCGTTCAGCTTCTCAACATCATACAAACCATCATCGGTTTTAAAAGTAAATTGAGCCATCTTAAAATGCTACCTCCTCTTCTGTGAATGGCATTGCTGCTGCTCCTACTTCTACTAAATCTAGAACTTGAACAGCGTTTAATAGCGGTCTCTTGTACTTACCTTTGTAGTACACCATAGGTGACCACTGTACCGCTACCTTTGAACCGTTCCCAATAATCTCTGCGAACGAGTTCTTCTCTGTATCTACAACAATAGGTGGGTTGTTTTCAGTCCCATTATAGTTTGTTAGATACTTATAAAAGGTAATCACGTTGTCTTCAGTGTACTTGTTTCTTCCCGCAGCCCGTAAGCCTACGTTGAAACCAGCACGTTGAAACTTCTCAAACACCTCGTCACTTACTGCTAGGTTTAGCTCCCACCCGAACTTACCCGTACCCGGATTAGTTTTCTCGGCGTAGTCAGCTACAGGTTTTCCTACGTGAGCGTAGTAAGAAATACCTTCTATGATCTGTGGAATACCATCAATCATCTTCATGCTTATCTCCTTTGTTTAAAATGAATTGCTCGTACAACTCGTAGGCATCTTCTGAGATACCATCTCCAAAGCTTATCACATATGTACCATCAGGTTCAATAGTGTGCAGCTTAGTGAGTATTTTATCTTTGTAAAAAAGTGCTTCATGCTTTAGTTTAAAAGCAAAGAACTCTTTACTAGATATTCTTAATGTCTTTTCCATGCTATTCCTCCGCTACTAGTGTGTCTAGGAAGTCAGGAAAAAGTTCAATGATATCACTCTCGTTTGCAGAAAGGTTACCATCAACATTCATAGACCAGTCTTTAACAAACTCAAGAAACTTGTCTTTTACTTTAGTGTCCGGCAATGCCGTACCTAAGATCATAGCAAACATCCTAGACCATGCGTCATCAAAAGCCGTATGAAAATCTGACATGCCTTCTATCCAACCTTCTTCATCTGCGGTCATACCTTTTCTCCTGTTAAATCTCCAGTGAGTATAACATCATCACCCCAACAAAAGATAGTAACTCTCTCGCCTTTGTCGTCTTCAATTATAATATCCCAAGTGTCTCTAGACTGTGTGTCGCTCGCCAAAGACTTTTTAATTTTAATTGTAGCAGTATTGTGTACAAAAATGTTTGATCCTATTGACATAACGCTCTCCATGAGTATTTAAGTTGGGGACATTTTCTAAATTCATCATCAATCATTCTAGCTACTTGACGACATTCGTACTGAGCATCCTTACTAGATCTTAGCTTAACTACTCTAGCAAATGCAACTAACGAGCCAGTCCAAATCCATTCAGTCATCATAGACTGAGGAAGAATCATACGTGCTTGTTCAGGGGCAACACCAGCCGCTAACATGTTATCGTAAGTAGTTTTAATTCTAGTAATTAAATCCCAGTACCTGTCATCAAATCTTATTTCATCGTGGTCTGTAAATGTTTCATCAAGTGAACCTTGTTTCTTATCTGGCGCACGTTTTCTCCAACCTTCAGGAGCGTGAAACTCTGGCTCGCTATCTACATACCTTCGGCTGAGCTCATTCCAGACCAAGCCTGTCTGATGCTTAACCAACTGCCTTGCAATAAAGAGTGGAGCTTTAATCCTAAACTGAGCCTGTACATGACCGAAGGGTGTCCAATGATCATGCTCTGCTAAGTATTTAATAAGACCTTTATCTTTATCTTTAAACTGTGTAGATATTTTATCAAACGAAACTCTTGCGCTATTAACAACAGTCAAGTCCCCGCCCATGAGGTCTATCATTTCTACTTTCATAAGGCTACTCCCGCCATAAAGAATACAAATACTATTATAACACAGGAGTATAAAGCAATCCACTCCTGTCTTGTTAGGTTTCCTTCTAAGACATCTACGATACAGCTCTTAATTAAAGAGGTCAATCTGGCTAAGATGTTTCTGCCTTTGTTCAGCAATAAACGCATGTGATTCTCCTTCAGGTAGTATGTATTTTAAAACAGTTTCAAAGCATTCAACTCTCCACTCATCTTTCATAAGCTCTTCTTGGTGGTTATCGTTGTCAGGATTACAACCTTCAATTATATGCAGCAGCATAACGTAAGAATGCTTGACGTACTCTGTGCCTATTCCTTCTACTGTGTCCCAGTCTATATCAAATTTCATTTTCATTCTCCTTAATCTTCATTAGGAACGGCATGATTAAATCTATAGCTTCATCCAAAGCACTTTTGTATCCAAGTATATGCTCAATAGGATAACCACTTAGATCTTGTTCTTTAAGTTCCATTAACTCCCATATTAATTCTTTCTTATTCATCCGTTCACCAGTTCATCTTTTATAGTTAACTCCACAGTTACATCACCGTCAGGGTAAAACGCATACACTGTAAGAAGGGAATCTCTTAGGTTTAGTATTTCTCTGAGATGTTCTTCGGGGTCGTTGTAATCCCTGAAAGTAGTGAAACAAGCGAGCATTCTTTT